GCGGACTGCTTCAGCCCCTCGAGGTACTCCTTGCCGCCGACGAACTCGCCGTTCTCCAGCTTGAAGCCCTTGCCCTTGAACTCGTCCAGAACGGACTTGCGGACGCGGTCGCTTGCGAACTTGTAGCCGCCGAACAGCTTCTCTGCGGCGAAATCCGCCTGCTGAGAGGACAGCTTAGCGTTGAGATCGTCGGTGTCCTGCTTGTACTTTGCATTCAGCTCGTCGAGCTGCTTCTGCAGCTCCTCGGACTTGTTATCCGCCTTGAGCTTTGCGAGATCCTTGTCGCGGGCGGCAAGCTGCTTAGTCAGCTCATCAAGCTTTGTCTTATTAGCTGTGGCTTCGGCAGCGGGAACGAATTCCTTTTCGACCACCTCGCCGATCTGCTTGGTCTGGTCTGCGGTAAGCTCAATGCCGAGCTTCTGCAGGAGCGCTTTTAACTTATCCATGATGTTTCCTCCTTAAAAACAGGTAAAAAAATGTACCCTTAGTAAGGGTAGCATGACTATGTGGTATGTGTAGCTGCTGACGTACCGGGGCGGATCTCGCTGATTGCAGCGCTGGCGCTTCCGCGTTGCGTCCGCGTTCACCGCCGCCTGCTTCGCTTTGCAGTATCGGTTGTTCTGGATCATGGGAACTCCTTTCTGATAATTAACACCTTGACGTTTGACACTCGATTTAATATAATAGTATAGAAAGGAGGTCAAAATCATGGATTGTTGTACTATTATTCCGATGAAAGTTCATTGTGACAAATGGAATATAGATTTACCGATTCTTGTGACGTACCGATATAACGACCCGGCAAATCCTTATTCCGCTGTTTTTCAAAGCGCCAAGTGCCCTATCGTCGAAAACAGCAAGCTTCCAGCAAATGAACAATCAGAGGAATACAAGTGGATGATATGCAATGATTTTTGCGATTGCGTTCATCTTCACAATGCACCGCCTAAAATTGAAGATACAAGAATTACTAATTGGCTATAGTAGTAATTCTACTTTCAAGGCGGAACTGGAAGTTCGCTGCTTCATCAGCCAATCTTCCTATTTCATGGAGCAGCTTCTGCGTTTCATCGCCGGAGCTGTTCTGTGCTATTTGCGAAAGCAGGTGAATATCTGTCAGAATCTTCTCCAGATCGGCTATGTTTACAATTCGTTCCGATATGTGCTGCATAGGCTTTCTCCTTTCAGGGTATAAATTTGCACCCCCATTGCTGGGAGTGCGGAATTATTATACAGCTGTTATCAAAGTAGCTCGACATTCGCTATTTCATCTTCAGCGAAGATGAGGTCTAAACCATCGTCGCAAAGAAAACAGATTCCATCGCCCTCTTCGCCGTCCTTATAAGTTGCGATACAAGGCTGATAGCCTTTGCCGACATACACGTTACCGTCTGTATCGGTAACTCTGGCTCTTTTTCCGTCCAGTATGTCAATGTTCCTCTGACAAATGTTCATAACTAATCATCTTCTTTCTCTGAAACGGGGAATAAGTGATACCCGCCGTCCTGATATCTGATTTGGAATCTTCGTGTTCGGACGTATTTTTGCAGCTTTCGGTCAAATGTAATACCAACAGGATAATCCGCAGTAACAAATTCATCAACAGTCGTGCTGTTCTTTTGCAGTCGGAGCGTTCCCTTGCCGGAATACTCCTTAAACAACTTTTCCGGAGTAACATCTTTGAAAAGTCTGCTCTTTGGAGAAGCGGCTTTGGTGTCACCGTCATGCAGCTTCTTTATTTGCTGCCTTACATTGTTCTTCCATTCAGGTGAAATAATATGCTTTTTCTGATTTTTCACGTCAAGCGATGTGTTGATTTTGCCGCTTTTTAGGTCGGAACGGAATTGTTCTTTCCGTTTCTCTTGCTCAATTATAGCACGATTCTTTTCTTCTGTCAAGCGGATCTGTGCCTTTTCAAACTCCCGCTGCTTCCGCGTAACCGCCCCGGTCTTACCCGCAAGCCTGCGGTCATACCCGGCGACGTAAGTCCGCTCATACTGCGTGTAGCTGTCAGCAGCCTTGCAGAAATCCTCATAAATATCCTTCTGCCGCCGGAGCTTTATGCTCGCAGCGGTGAAGCTATCCTCGTCCCCGGCAGCGTCGGCAACGATGCAGCGGTCTTTCTGCTTTCGCATGGCGCGCTCCATTTTCCTCATCTGCTGGGAAGCCTCATACGCAGTATACTTACGCCCCTCATAGGTAAACGGCGACTGATCTATGTTCTTGAGTTCTTCCTCGGTGTAAACCGGCTCGGACACGCCGAGGATTATCGGGAACACATCATGGCGGCAGTTCGGCTCGCTGATGAGCGGCTTGATTATCCTCTCATACTGCTCCTGCGTGTACTGCCGCCCCTGATACACCGCATGGGACGGTCTGGAGCCGGAGTGCGCCGACATCTCCCAGCCGTCCGCGCCCAGCTCCTCGCCGTTCTGTTCGGAGATACGGTGCGTGACGTGCGCCACGCTGGTAAGGAGCGCCCGGCGCGCCGCGACCTCGATACGGTCGGAGCGACCGCTTTCGTAGTCTATGGTACGCACGCCGCTTGCCGCAAGCTTGTTGCAAGCCTGCCGGATCGCGGTCATGTAATCCGTCGCGCCGGTCGCAACTTTCATGTGCGCGGAATCCATCTCCTGGCGGTACATGTCCGTCATGGACAGGTAGTAAACGCGCCCGAGGAAGTCGTGGTCGGCGAAGCCCATCGTGTTTGTGAGATTTTCGCACTTTCCGGCGGTTTCCGCTATCTGCGCAGATATCAGCTTCTGGAGCTGCGCGTTTTCCTCCAGCGGAATCGCCGCGCCCTTATCAGCTCCGAGCATTTTGCGGTCGAACTCATCGGACTGCGCCGCAGCCTCACGGATAAGCCGGTTGATCTCCGCGGCTGAACTGCCGTTTATTTCGGCTATTTTCGCGGCTATTTCGTCCGTGGAAAGCCCAAGGCTCCGCGCGCGATAAAGCTGATATTCCGCCGTGTCGGTTATCTTTGCGCCCTTTGCAATGCGCCGAGCTATGTCCCGGAGGATAAACTCGGAGAGCTGGTCGTAAAGGTCGGTCAGCTCCTGCGGGAGGTTCTGAAGCTGTTCCGGAGTGAGCATTTACTCACCCCCAAAGGCTTCAGTCATAGGCGGGAGCATTTCGCGCGCACGCTCCGGAGGAACGCCGAAGTACCATGCGTTGAAATCCTCGGCTTTGAGCAGTCCCGCCTGAACCATCTGGAAGCGGCGGTTAAACTCAGTGCCAGTGTCCTCAAACACACTGTCGCCGAACTCTATCGCGCACTCGCCGTCCTCGCACTCTACGCCATAGAATCGCGCAAGCGTGACGATGATCTGACTGAGCGCCTGCAGCACCGGACGTAACTGCCGCTGAATCTGGCAGACCGTATTGTATGTAGTTCTGTCCTCTGACAGCACCTGCGTTGCCGTGACAAGACCTTTCTGCGTATCGAACGAGAACGTTCCGGAACTTACGCCTATCTGAGTTTCGTAGAACCGCAGTTCCTTGTTGATTTTGGCGCTGTGTTCGGTCTCGCGAATCTGCGGAGCGTAGGTCATTATCTGCTGTTCCACCGTGGATTCACCATCACCCTTGAAACCCACAAAATAATCGTCCGGAATGCCCTCGTTCCCACGGAGCACGGTGCTGTCCGCAAAGACTTTCGCCGACATCTTCTTGAATTCCGCGCAATACTCGGAATGCGCCTCATCAATCTCATGCAGCGTGCCGAGGGAGTTCGCGAAAATGCTTATAGGCAGTTCGCTGTCGAGGTCGATGTTGTTCGCGTATGGCGTCCGGAACGTCGCTATCATGGGAATATCCGAGGGAATCTGCCCCTCCGGAAGCAGAACCGCCCATTTCGGCACAGTCGCAAGCTCCACAGCGTGCTTTGTGCCGTAGAGATACGCCGTGTTCCGGACGGTATGCACGCCGTTCTGGAATATGTGATGTTCCCGGCGTTCGTATATTTTGCCGTGGTACCGGATACGCTCGAAAAATACGCCCTCGGTTACATGACCGTTCTCGTCCAGAGTCATCGGCAGGAAGTCCCGGCTCGTTCCAGAATCGAAGAACATTTCACCGGACTGCACGAAATACGGCTTAATTACCGTGTAGCCGCCTACAATGGTCTGCTGAACTATCCTGTCGAGGTTCGGCAGGAGATTCTTCTGGACGTGCCTGTTCAGCTCCTCGTCTGCGATTTCAAATTTGATTTCGCCTGTGACGAGCTGCGCCAGATACGCGGTAGACACGTACGCCGTCGGCAGCGGCTTGAAATTCTTGTGGGTCTGCGCGAACGGAAGCTGTCCCTGAAACGCGTCCCACCAGAGGGAAGTCGCGGAGCGCATGGTCGAGCTTACCGCCGAATCTGTAATATTAAAGTCGTCCACGCTCGTTCCTCCTTTCCCCTTAAATAAGTCTTTAAGCGCGTTTAAAATACCCATTAATCCCTCCTGATAAGCCGCGGAATATACCGCTCGAAGCTGTACTCGAATGCGTCCAGCGTATCAATATCCGAGGTGCCGTTATCCAGACGAATGTCCTCGCCGACAACCTTGTCGTCGTACACCGCGCCCTGAAATGCGTCCCGCAGCGTTTCGCAGTCGGAAGTCAGCAAGAATCTTTCGCCGCCCATAAGCATGGTCGTTGCGCGGATACGGTCGATTATCGGGCGTTTCATGGAGTTCTTCACAGTCAGGTCGAGCGGCTTTATGTATTCCCGCAAGCCTGAAATCAGCGTCTGCTCGGCGCTGTCGGCGTAGATGTCCTCGATCCTGCCGAAATCCCGCTGAACGTCCTCGCAGAACTCGTAGATACGCTTGTATATCTGCTGCGGAGTAAGTCCAGTAGCGGGGACGCGCTCGCTCCGCAGGGCGACGAGCTTTTCGTAATTGTAGGTCATTCCGGTCGCGACCATAGCATGAGCCGAGCCGTTGCCGCCCCAGTCCACGCCGACGTTTATCATGTCCAGACGTGGGAGCGGTTCCGGCGCTGCGAACGCGGGAATATTGTCCGAGAATACCCGGTAAATAGCGCCCGCCGCGACTACCCACTTTCCGAGAATGAACCGGTCGTAGAACACTCCGGTGTACTCCTTTTTCAGCGCGGAAACGTAGTCGGCTGGGAGTGTTGTATTATCGTCAATACCGAAAAAGATGTTCAGCAGGTCGTCCGCAAGAGACTCGTTATCGAGGTACTTTTTCTTTAGCCAATGGGTAGGCGTGTCCGGGTTGGTAGTCGCGAACAGCTTTGCACCGGGCGCAGACAAACGTGACAGCAGCATGACGAAGAAATCCTCTGGGAACAGCGTAAGCTCGTCGCAGTAAGCGCCGCCCAGCGTGATTCCTCGGATCTTATTCTCGGAGCGCGCGTCGTTCGCGCCCTCCAGCATTATCTTCCGTCCAAAAAGAACGCCCTCCTTTGCGGAGAGCGAGAATGTGAAGTTCCTTTCGCCGATAAGCTCCTGAAGCGGCAGCAGGCAGTTGCGCTTGAGAGTCTGGAGCGACTTCGCGGTCATCATGTACAGATAGTCGCGCGGGCGGGAAGCCACCCACAGCGCCCAGAGGATAAGCGATATCCATGTCTTGCCCGAACGCACCGAACCCTGTAAAACGGTCAGGCGCGGAAGTTTGTTCTGCTTGAACAGCCGCATGAGGTCGTTCTGCTTTTTCGTGAATGTGACTTTACCCATTTTTTAAAGCCTCCAGAATATCCGCCAGAGCGCCGTCCGCATTGCCCGAACCGCCGCCGTTTCGGCTGTAATCTCCGCTCTTCAGGTAGAACTCAATAGCCGGCTGGGACGGCGGAATGTGGCGCTCCTTAGTCTCCACGGTTTTCACTCCGTTCACGCACCTGATGGTGCGGTCGGTGACAGTGTAACCGGTCGCCGCGCGCAGGAGCGCCTGCTCCACCTCGGCGGTCAGCAGCTCGCTGTTCTGGGACAGGAGTTCGTTCAGACCGCCGCAGCGGGATTTTATCTCGGCTATCTTCTTAGCGCGCTTAGCCTCGTTATTTGTGGACAAGTAAGCCTCCACAAGCTGCTGCACTGCGGAGGTCTGGTCTGTGCTGTTTTTTTCGCGCTCGGCAATGGCAGCGCCGAGGGCTGCTATGCTCTTTTTCTTCTTGCTCATGCTGTCACCTCTTTCACATACGTTTAAATGCGCTTAATTTGCGTTTAAGCCCGCGATTTGCTACTGGGCGGGGAAATTACCCTTTGAAGAATCTGCGTAGCTTACAGACGATTTCAGGCGGGTACTTTAAACACCCGCCCGAAATCATGATGATATAGCTTCGCCCTGTCCGTTCGGAATATGTTCCGCAGATATCAGGGGATATTCTTCGCAGTTCCGGAGCTTATCAACGGAACCACAGGCTGACTTTCTATCTCGCAGCCGAGGATAACCTCGTAGTGCCTGCCGTAGATCGTAACGTCCGCCACAGCGCGTTTGCCGCGCCGGTTGAATCGGATTATCTTATGTTCAAAGCGTTTCAGGAAGCCGTCCATGATGTGCAGCGCGCCGCCCGAAACGTAGCCGCGGCTTATTCCCAGCGCGTGACCGTCATTGCAGAGGAATCTGATATATTCCTCCTCGGTCTGGCTGAGCTGCGAGCGGCTGAGTATCCGCAGCGTTCCATAGCAGAACTTGACCGCCTGCCAGATGTCCGGGGTCAGCTCCGCGTCGAGGAACACATATCCGCTGAACAGCAGCACTTCGCGCTGTACCCACCTGCGGCGGTGGCGCTCCTGAACCAGTCGGCGTGGAGCATACGCCGTGATGTTCTTTTCGGCAAGCTGCCGGACGACCGCCATCTCCTTGCCGGACTGACAATATATAACGTACATTATTCCTCCTGCGATTTGCTGTTGATGAACTGCACCAGCGAGCGGTACAGTTCCGGATTCTCCTTTGCCATAGCGTCGAAAATATCATCTTTAAAGCTTTCGAACGCCACATTTTTGAGGTTCGCCGTCTTGAAATCCGTGGAATTTTTCAGGCTTACCGCCCTGATCAGCGCCGTTGCCTTTTCGATGAGCTTGAGCGGGTCGGCTTCTTTCAGCGCGATTTCGTCCATCTGCTGGACTGCCTGCAATACCTTGTGGGATATCAGCCGGGCGATTCCCTCGGTGGTGTCGAGCTGCGGGAACTTCTGCATTTCCTCGGTCAGAGCGCGCATGTTCTCGCTTGCAAGGCGAATCTCCTGAACGCTGGCGTTCAGCCCCTGCGCGTACCGGCAGACCGCCGCCTCGGACAGAGTGACGTTGGCAGTGTCCCGGACAAAATCGCAGACGTCCCGGTAGGTGTAATCTCCGAGGATCATCTGCTCGACCGCTTCCTTGATGTCAGACGGCAGCTTGTCTATCTTGCTGTGCTTACGTTTCATGGCTCACCGCCTTATGCACGGGTCGGAAATCTTGCCGTTCAGGAACGCAATGCCCTTTGCAGTAAGCTTAGCCTCAAGGCTGTGCAGTTCTGCGTCGGCGAGGTCGGCTACTTCATTGTGGAACTCCACGTCACGGAGCTTTATGTAGCCGCCCTCGTTCAGATAATTCACGCAGTCAGCTATCTCCGGAGCGCTCACATCGACCTCCAGACCGTATTCCAGCTCACGTATGCGGACGTATTTTGTCCGCAGCGTATTTATAGCCCGAAGCACCCGGGCGTTGTTGTCGCAGAATTTCTCGCGGTGTACTCTTTCCATGTCCATCTATATCACTCCCTTTTGAGATCGTCTATCTTTGTTTCGAGCCGCGTCATGGTGCGGATAAAATCGGAGTTCCGCACGGTATTCTCCTTGAGGAAATCTATGTTGTTCTCGATTTTCTCGATGGATTTTTTCAGCTCGTTAAGCTCGGATTTGCTGGCGTACTTTTCGTCGGCGCTTTCAAGCTTGTCTTTGAGTTCATCAACATCGGAGCGGCTTGCGCGGCTGGCAAGCTTGTTTTTAAGCTCCTCTACATCGGAGTGGCTCGCACGGCTGTCCAGCTTATCAAAACTGCGCTTGAGGAAGAACGTTATCGCGCCCATGCCGACGGTAAGTATCATATTATAGATTGTGTCGAAATCCACGGTATCACCTCTTTAAAATGTTATTTTTGCTACGCATATTATACTATAAAAATGTATCTTTGTAAAAAGCGAAATCACAAAGCGAAACGACATAAAAAAACGGCTCACCGCGTTTGCGATGAGCCATAAATCACTTTGAAAGCCGTCTTACCTCCGACACCGGAAGCTCCAGTTCCCGGGCTATCTGCTCCGGAGTGTCGCCGTTCTGCCGCCTTGACCGGATATACGTAGAAATTTCCGGGGACGACACCAGCGATCGCGCTTTCGGTATCCAGATCTGTGAACCGCCGAATGTATCCACCAGCGCCTGGTAGTTTTCCAGCCCGATGATGTCAGCCACCTCCTGCTGGTCGGCGTTAAGGTGGCTCTTCTTTACCAGCATTGCAAGTCCCATGCTTATCACTCCTTTTCAGTTTATTCTGCTCTGAGCGGAGTATCCGCTTGAGCATTTCAATTATCTCCGAACCCTCTGCCCGGGTTACACGGCTGAAAATATCCCTGTCCGGGCGGATTTCTCTGCCGGTCACCTTGGATATTACACCCCTCAACCGTTCCCGGGGCTTGATGTCCGACGGAGAAATCTCGGCTATCCGGTACATCAGCTTGAAGCACATATTCTGCTGTTCCTCTGTAATGAGTTCCGGCTTCGGCGCGACCTGCGAGCGGTATTCCTCCAGCCGCCTGATGATGAAATCCGCCTGCTGCTCGGTCAGTTCCGAGATGTGGTCTTTAAGCGAAAACTGCTTTACCCAAAGATGGAGGTTGTCGTCGTTCCCGGCGCTCCGGTCGAGCAGTCCGGCGGCAGCGCCGAGGGCATATATCCGCCGGATCTGTTCCTTGGTAGCCATCAGGTCACCGCGATCTTGGTGGAACTGTCCACCGCAACGCCGAGATTGATACAGCGGAGCAGCCGTGCTTCGTCTGCGCCGGACATCTCCGCAACGCTCCGGAATGTCTGCCAGACCGCCGCCTCGGCGTACAAGTAGGCGTAATCTCCGGCGTCCTGCTCCGAAAACCCACCGATTTTCATGAGGTTGTCGCGGTCAGTCTCAAACTTCGCGCCTTTAAGTTTCTTCGCAAGCGCGGATTTCGCCTTATCTCCGCAGGGGAGCTGCGCAATTATCTCCTCCGGCGTTGACCTGGTGTAATTCCCGGTGAACATTCCGATGAGCATGCGCTCAATATCCTTGTTCTTCGGCTTGACCTCGGTTTTGACGGCTTCCTCAAAGATATCCGGAAACATCGCCCCCAGCGTTTCTTTAAGGTAATGCGGGTAAACTATTGTCAGCGCCTGCGCCTCGGTGTAGGTGACTGCCGCCTGAGAATCCGGATCGGCGTACACGGTGGACTTGAACTTTGTGTCAACTACATCATCGCCGCCGCGCTCCAGAAAATACGCTTCAAGCTCTTTCCGGCGGTCGTTGAGCTTTGCGATATCCGCCTTGATACGGCTCAGTTCCCGCACCTTGTCAACGATATCACTCATCTGCCGTTACCTCCTGATAAAGCTTTGTTGCGCACAGCGGACAGCAGAATATACCTCCGAACTGCTTAACCTTTTCCGCGCCGCCGCAGAAACGGCAGGTATCAACATGTTTTGTGATGATGAGTTTCCCGTCAGCCGAGGCGGTAAGGTCGACCGCAGTTCCGGCGTCAAGGTCGAGGTGCGCCGCCATGTCGCGCGGGATAGTCAGTCCGCGGGACTTGGTAAGCTTTTTAAATTTAATTTCCATGCTGTTTTATCCTCCTTTAAATGATGTTTAAGTAGTGTCATCCACGCCGAGAAGCGCCATCATATCGTCGAACCCCTGACGCGCGCCGTGTTTCCGGCGGGAAACGCCCCGGAACTCCACCGGAAAACACTTCTCAAGCACGCGGTCGTATATCCGCGCGTATCGCATGTCTGCGGGATTTTTCAGCTCCTCCAGCGTGAGATTCGTTGTATATATCACCGGCAGTCCTGCGCGGTAGCGGCTGTCCACGATGTTGTAGACCTGCTCCAGAGCGTAATCAGTGGAGCGCTCCGCGCCCAGGTCGTCGAGGATAAGCAGGTCTATCGCCGACAGGCGGCTGCAAAGGTCGCTTATACCGTTTTCGATGAGCTTGACAAGCGAGGTCATAACGACCGACACTCCCTGCGCCAATAGTTCGTTCGCAATGCACGCTGCCGTGTAGGTCTTGCCGGTACCCACGCCGCCGAACAGCAGCAGACCGCGGTTGTCCTGCTTCATCTGCTGGAATTTTGCGGCGTATCTGCGACATATCTCCACGCTGCGGGCGTTTTCGCCTGACTTGTCAGCAATAGTGAACCGCACCGCCGACAGTGAGTTGTCCATAAGCGACAGCCGGCGAAGTTCATTCGCCCTCATGTTCGCCAGGATCGTTTCGCTGCGTTTCTTTTCTTCCTCTTTGGCGCGGGTCATGCATTCGCACCAGACCGGCACGATTATCTCCT